GGGCAAAAGACAGAGAAAAACTAGTAGGTTCAATATACGACAGAATCAGAACTAGAGTATTTAGATCGACTGTTGAGCAGGTTGAGTTTTTGACCGACATGGTCTCTGTTGCTACTGCTGAAAATGCTCATGAGATGAGAAGATATCTCCTCGATCCTAAGAATAATCCAACACCATCGATGAAAATAAACAACATCAAAGAATACCAGTTAGTTATTGATATGATGACTAAGGTTACAGATTCTATGAAGAAAACAATAGAAGATGAGCCTGCTTCGAAGTCAAAAACAAAAAAGATCAAGTCTGTTCCAATGGAATCTTTAACCAACAAAGACGAATCTCTTCTATTAGAAAGGTTGGTCGAGGTTGACGATGAGTAGTAAAAAAGATAAAACCTGTACTGTTCCTGGTTGCTCTAAGAAGCTAAAGTCTAGAGGCTATTGTTCTGGTCACTATAAAGCATTTATAGATGTACCCAAAAAGAAAGCAAAACAAAGACAAGAAGCGCAGCTAGCAAAAAAGCAGAACATAGAAAGAAAAATGGAGGCAAATGCTGCAAAGCTTACACCTGAGCAGATAGAGAGAATTTTCCTAGCACCGTGTAGGACGCAGAGAGATTTAAAGAACTACATAAAGTATTTTTTTGGTCTTCATCTTCCAGACCATAAGGTGTCTAGATATGCAGACACTACACCGTTTCACGCCATATGGGACGTGTATGATATATGTGTAAACGACAACAACCCAGAGAAGATTCAAGAGTTACTGTATGTCGCTGGACGCGGTAGCGGGAAGTGCGTCCAGCGCGGCACTAAAATACTCGTCAACAACGGGCTTAGATCAATTGAGGACATCCGAGTAGGAGATCTAGTGTGGACCGGCTGGTCTTTGAAGCCTGTTGTAGAAACCTTCGACGAAGGCGTAAAAGACGGTGTGACCATCACTACTAAGCAGTTCACTAAAGACGGTGCTTGGACATTGACAGGTTCGCTTAAACATCGGATTCAAGCACTAGACACCGAGACAGGTAAGATCGACTGGGTCTACATGAAAGACCTTGTGCCAGGTCAAATAGTCTATAGGTCTATAGAATCTCTAGGTCATTTAGTAGACGTATCTTCTAAGGATTATGAATTAGGATGGGTTATAGGTTGTATAGTTGGAGATGGATGTGTTGGTAGAGAGGGCAATAAAAGAATATCGCTCTCTGCTAAAGATAATGATCAATTAAATCATTATACAAAATTAATTCAAACGCACCTGAACGTAAGCGTAAATGTACATGATGACCCTAAGTCATCTTTAATAAAGAACGCGTCATCTTCAGTCAAGGATTTTAGGGATTTCTTCGAGACATACATCGAAGGTGAACTATGCTATTTCAAGAAGCTTAAGACACTTGATCACAGCCCTAGTTTTCTAGCCGGTTTTATATCTGGGATGATGGAAACCGATGGCTCCAAAGATTCTATAACTCTTGCAAATCCAGAGCTTATTCAGCAAATAGCCCAGATCCTAAATATATTCGGCGTCCACACTGTCATCAATAAGAAACGCCGCAAACCATCTACCACTAAGTTCGTAAAGAATCACGTGGTTGAGTATCACGAAGTCAAATATAAAACCACCTTACCAGAATATCTGATGCCACTATTTTCTAAGCGTGAAGCATTTAAAGAAAACGCTTCAAAAATGAACGAGCAATTTAGATATCCATCTAAACTATTGAAACCATTTGCTTCTTTTATAAAGAGCAAATATGAAATAGCAAACGGGTATTGGCGCCTTGAGGCCGGTAAGAAAACTCATTCCAATATAAAATATTCCAAAGATTTATGGGGAACAGGCAAGAAGTCCAGAGAATCCTATGTGTATGGATATAAGATCGATTATTTTATAGATCTGGCTAAACGTTTAGAAGAGTACGACTGGGTAGAATATTTATCTTTCATCAGAAAAGGGTGCTATGAGACTGTAGATTCAATAGCTTACGGTAAACATTATTTCTATGATCTAGAAGTTGAAACTGATCACGCTTATTGGTCCAACGGTTTTATAAGTCACAACACCCTTGGAATGGCAATTGCCGAGCTTCTTGTCATGCTACATGACCAAAGAGACGTTGTACACGTAGGGGCAATTTTATCGCAGGCAAAAAGATGTTATGATTACCAGCAAAAATTTATGCTATCTGACAGAATAAAGCCTATAATATCACCACCTAAGTCTACAGATGACACTAAGATACTAGAAAAAATGACGATGGAAAAGTCGGTTTTTAATGTTAAGAGTGAGAAGGTTACACTTGAAGTATTACCGTGCACGCTACGGGCGTGCCTTGTGTCGTCAACTAAAGCTTTAGACGCAAACGGTACAATAAGACCATTAAAAGATTTTAAGCCGGGAGATCTAATAAAAGACACAACCGGTTTTGTTGAAGTCATAAATAATGATCTCGAAGAAGAAGAGTGTATCAAGATAGAGCTAGACGATGGAAGAACAATCGAAGGAACGCTTGACCACAAGGTCTGGACCCAAAGAGGATGGGTTGAGCTCCAACATCTCGCCGACTCCGACGAAATTACATCCTTGGAAAGCGCCTCAACGCGAAAGAAAGCAGAAACTAAAGCGTAAAAAAGACTACTGCGAAATATGTGATAAGCCGCTGTATAAGAACCGTCTCACGGTGTGCAAGGAGTGTCGTTTAGAAAAAGGCTGTGCTAAGTGCGGTTCTTCTATCTTCCGTAGAGGTCTATGCAGATCCCACTACGATAAAGATAGATTTGCATCTCGACCTAGATGCTCTGAAGATGACTGCAAAGAGAATGCAAGGCACAATGGGCTTTGTTCTGTGCACTACAGTACCAACAAACTAAAACAGGCCCCAGAATGCTCAATCTTTAGATGTACAAAGAAGGTCGAGAAAAGAGGCTTATGTGGCACCCACTATCAGGCATGGCGAAGATCTCTACCTAAAAAGAAGTGTTCTCATGATTCCTGCGATAAAAATGTATTCAGACATAAACTTTGTTTTTCTCACTGGAAACTTTTCGATCCAGATCAGGCTTTTCTTCGAGGTCTAAGAGTAAGGATAACTAATTCGATAAATCATCGCTACAAGAAGAATCATAAAACCGAGAACCTTTTAGGAAACACGATAGATGGGACAAGAAAGCATTTAGAATCGTTATTTAAACCAGGTATGTCATGGGAAAACTTTGGAGAATGGCACATAGATCATATTTGTCCTTGTAGCCAGGCTCAGAATAAAAAAGAGCTTTTAAAACTTCAACACTATACCAATCTTCAACCTATGTGGGCCGGTGATAATTTTGCCAAAAACAGTAATGCAACCGACGAGGCAATTAAGATGTGCGGTGTTCTTTTAGGTAGGGATTGGATTATCTAAATTTTAATGTAAAGTCTTTGACCGGCATCAAATATCTTACTTAATTTTAATTCTTCGGCGTATTCTGCTCCAGATAGCCCTCTATTGTCCATATTGGCTCTACACTTTAACCTATGGTAGGTATTCTTAAAATCAGTCCACTGCCAAGAAAGAATATCATGTGAATGTGTAAAGCCAATCTTTTCAAGACTTCTCCCTGTTCCATATCTAAGATCTACCCAATAATTTATCTGGGTAAATTTTTCAGTTTTACATAGGTGTTTTATTAATTTAGAAAGCCCGCCAACTACACTGCAATCAACCAAGCTAGCAAAGCGATCAATATCAGCTATACCTTTTTTAATTTTAAATCCCATTAAAGATACTAATTTGCCACCATGCATAAGGCCAATGAAACGAGAACTACATGGTCCCATCATGTGGTTATTCTTAAGAAATTCACGAGCTAAAGTTGGCTCAATCATGTGAACTTCACATTTTCTAGCGTAAATCTTTCTCTCTGTCTTTTCAATAGTATTATTTATAATAGATTTAACGATGTTTATATTGTTTTTTATCTCGTTTGACCTAAACTGCAGTATTCTAAAACCTGCTTCTTCAAAGCTTTTCCTCATGTCAAAGTGATAATTATTGTCACTATTTACTTTTTGCGAGTGCAAGTAGAGACCATCGACATTAACGTATATTTTTTCATTTAATTTAAAATCTGGTCTATAGGTTCTATTGTTTAGATTTACCCCTCCGTTAAATTTTTCAAGACCAAGGCTTTCTGATGCAATCATCTCTATGTCTGAGTAGTTCTCACCGTATAGCTTTATGAAAGTCTCTATAGATAAATCATCTTTACCGTTCTCGTTCCAGAAAGACTGAAGTGAAGTTCTTGGTACGTTTAACTGTTTAGCGAGTTCCTCCCAAGACAGACCCCTTGGCCTAACTATAAGACCTTTATTTTCTTTGGTCTTTAATATCTTATCTTTTATGTTTGAATTTTGGGTTGGATTTGATTTTCCGTACTTGTCTAAGCAGGTCTCTTTTGCTTTTTCTCTGTTGTTGTAGTTTGCATCTCCGTATCTTTTCTCTTTTGTCTTAGCCGCTTTCCTTCTTATTTTCTCGTCGGCTAAAGACGATCTACTTCCGTATTTTTTTATGTTTGTGTCTGCTATCTTTAGCTTGACCGACTCTGCTTGCGAAGTCCACTTGGTTCCGTATTTTTTTATGTTTGTTCTATTTGTTTTTTCTAGTATGGACGGGTTTTCTTTTCTTATTTTTATGTTGCTTTGTTTTCTTCTTTGATTTGCTTCTGCTGGATGCGTGGTTTTCTTTAAGGCAACTCTTTTAGGCGTTGACACCCACTCGCCGTGTTCTGGGTGGATAAAAGTTGCGTTTGTGCTGGTATTGACAAAAGTGTCTCCGACTATCTTTATCCCTCTTCCATCTTCTTCTAGGATCTTCTCGATGTCTTTTAGCGTATATGCCATACTACCACCTCCAATAAGGAGTTAATTATACTACCAATCAGACGTATAATCTAAGTACATTTTAAGTATAATTAAACATAGGATGTTTAAAGGAGTTTAACTTGGCTAAGATAAAGAAAATTGAACGCACAGGCAAGAAGCAGATTGCCAAGCTAGAGGTCAAGGCTAAAAATGATCCGTTAGACCCGATGTCTAATTCTTTTGTTACCGTTGATGGCACTATAAACCATAACTGTAATGGACCTCACGTACCACTTGTTGTAGTGGATGAGATAGATACAGTGTCAGGTGAAGGGCTTAGAGCGTACAAAGAGATATCAGGCATGCTTGACTCAAAGAGAGGCAAGAAACCACTTAGGGTTGGTATCTCGACTAGAAAATCTAGATACGGTCTTATGAACCAAGCGATTGAGAACGCAGAGAAACAAGGCCGACACGTAAGAAGATGGACAGCTTTTGAGTTCACTGAAAAATGCCCAGATTCAAGATCAGGTACCAACAAGCAAGATCTGTACATCGACCAGCACAACTTCGAGGTCCGCCTTCCTGAAGACTACAAAAAATTAAGCGAGCAGAAGAAGAAAGAGTTCGAGAAGCACGAGATGTACGTCGGCTGCTACACTTGCCCTCTTGCTCCCATATGCCTAGGCGACGCCAAGAATCAACAGTCAAAATCACCCATGCTAAAGACAATAGACGAACTCGCCCAGAAGGTCTTGTCCGAAGGACCCGACTGGGCAATGTCACAGCTTATGAACCTAAAGCCATCTGTCGAGGGCATTATATATAAAGAATTTGACGAGAGAATGCACGTCAAGACTTGGAATCAGATGTGGGAGAAACTCACAGGCAATAAATTTCCTGGGGAGTGTGACCACGATATATTTGTCAAGAAGTGTCACAGCATGGGCCTTCCAGCTTTTGCAGGCCTTGACTTTGGTTGGTCTAACCCTCACACGCTCGTGGTATTCTTTGTCGACAGTAGGGAGAATATCTATGTCGTAAGATGCGACGGCATGACCTACATATCAAGGCCTGCTTGGATGCACCACGTTAAAAACAAGTGGCATCAGGTTTATCGAACTCAGATGTACTTTCCAGATCAAGCAGATCCAGGTGATGCAGTTGAGATGAGAAAGATAGGTCTTCCAACGTCTACGAACACAAAGAAGGGCGAGGTAAACACCGGAATTCAGCTGATAAAAAAATGGCTTAAAGTTCCTGGTCTTACAGAGGCAAAGATATTCTTCGCGCAGGAGACTTGTCAGCCGATAGTAAAAGAGTTTCAGCTCTACCACTATAAGACAGACGCATCTGGCCAGATATCTGACTCACCAGAGTCGGAACACGATCACTGGCTCGATGCAATGCGTTATGCTGTCACTAGCCTATTTGGAAATAGTCAGGTTCTAGTTGCTTCGTCTGGCCTTGACGTTGATAGGTCTAAGATAGTAGACAGCAACGGCAATTTCTTTAAGCCACCAACACCAGAAGAGTATGCTTTAGTCAACAATATGTCAATAAACACTGAAATTAATACCGATCAACTCGGTAAAATAGGTAGGTTATCTGAGATAGAGGATGACGAGGAAGACAAAGACGGCAGTTTTCTTTGGTCGTTTTAACAACAGCACGGAGTATCCATGTCCTGGATTGATGACATAAAAAAATCAATAACAGACTCTTTAACTAAAGAAGTTGAAGAGTTAACTAAAGTAAGTGGAAACAATCTACCAGAACTACCACAGCCAGAAGGCGAAACAGCACTCATCGGTTCTAAAGCTATAATTACAGATCCGTTCTACGATCACGCTGCTCACAATTACTTTTTAGCCAAGAACAAGACCTCTAGGATATCAAACCGGACCCTTAGAGAGATGTCTATGAGAGACTGGCTGGTAAACACCATACTTCAGGTTAGGTGCGATACGGTTCTTAGGTTCTCTAGGCCTCAGCACAAAAAGTTCGACATGGGCTATAAGTTCGTCAAGGTAGACGGAGGAGACACCACGGAAGAAGATCTCGAGAATATCAAGATGCTTGAGAATTTCGTCTACCACTGCGGAAGAACTGACAGAACCCCGCGGGGAGAAGAGATGCTCTTCGGTGAGTTTGTAAAACTTATCACATGGGATGCTCTTACCTTTGGTCATATAGCATGTGAGAAGGTTCTTACTAGAAAAGGAGCACTCCATCGCTTTAGGCCACTTCCAGCAGAGAACATCTACAGAGTAAACCCCAACATCGACAAGAAGACTATCGAAGGCCAAGCCAAGATAGCCTTGGACATGTACCACAAGAAAAGATCAGACAACGATTCTGAGAACCAGGGCGAGCTTAATACTCCAAATATGGACTATCTAAAGTACGTTCAGCAATCTGTAGACAATCGCGTAGTTAACGTATTTGGCGATGAAGATCTAGTCTTTAAGCTCTTTAATCCTAAAAACTTTTCTAACTCAAACGGCTACACGATATCGATGGTTGAGCAGGCAGTTATCATGATAACAAACCATCTCAACGTAGAATCATACAACGCTAACTATTTTACGCATGGCTACGCTGCAAGAGGTATTCTCCATCTTAAGGGCACAGTCACTCAGAATACACTAGCCTCATTTAGAAGACAGTTCTACAACAGTATCTCTGGTGCAAATAATGCTTGGAGAACACCGATCGTCTCAGGGCTTGACGACGTTCAGTGGATACCAATGTCTGGTTCTGCTAGAGAGATGGAGTACATAAACTTCAACTCTCACGTTATGAGAAGTATCTGTGCTCAGTTTCAGATTGACCCTATTGAGGTTGGCCTAGACTATCTTACTTCAGCAAATGGAAGAGCAGCATCACAGGCAAAAGAATCTGGTCAGTTTAAGATAACATACTCAAGAGAGCGCGGACTTCTTCCAATATTGTTCTTCATAGAAGACTTTATAAATGAAGACATAATACACGCCCTAGATCCAGAGTTATCTAACAAATACAAGTTTAAGTTTGTTGGCTACACAGACGATACGCCAATGACAGATATCTCGCTTCGCCAAGCGCAGATGACCGTCTTTTCAACCATGAACGATCTTCTTCAAAACGAGAACAAAAACAAGATATCTCATCCAGTTGCAGATCTTCCGCTAAATCAGAGTTTCTGGATGCTGGTCGACAAGATGATGACCAAGGGTGAACAGCGCGAGTTTTTCCTAGGCGACAAAGGTGCAACCGAGAGAAAAGAACTAAGCTATCTTCCTGGCGACCCGATGTACTTACAGTGGGCAAACATGCTGCTGACTAAAGACGTCCAGAATAAGGCTCAGAAGCAGCAAGAAGAGCAGATGCAGATGCAGCAAGAGCAGATGGATCAAGAAAAAGAAAAGCAGGCACAGGCAGACGCGGCAAAATCTGTCTCAAGCGGTGATGCATTAAAACAATTGCAAGAGAACGCAAAGCAGTATGGTGCAACAAGCTCTTCTAATGTTGAAGGTGTAATGGAGAAAAACCCCATCAATGCCGCAGTTGAAGCAAGTAAAAAAGATTAAATTATTCTTCTAATTCAAAAGCTAGATACATCTTTTATTAGATATGTCTAGCTTTTTTATTATTAAATTTATGCCTAATACGAAAATAAACTTAGTGTTTTTTATCAAAGGTATAATCTATACATAGAATGATATTTATTTTATCTTGTTTATAAATTACCACAAGAAAATAAAACCTTTGGAAGATTTTATCTATAAAAATGATAATAGAAAATACTACAAGGCAATGTGTAAGACTTGTGGCAAGGATCGTGGTTTTAAGTCTAAAAATAATCTAGTTAAAAATTGTAGATCTTGCTCATCTAAGATTCAATTATCCGACCCTAAAAAAAACCCGATGTACGGTAGAAAGCATAAAGATAAACATAGATTTCGCAAAAATAGTTACGATCACTACGATTACAGTGACTCAATTGTTGAGTACACTAAAACGGGAAACAAGATCTTAAAGTATAGAAAAAGTTGCCCTAGTTGTAAAATAGAAATGGGCTACCACAAAAACACAGATGCCGGTCGTGTGTGTAAGACCTGTAGAGATAAAAACATTACGATGTACACGAAAGATCATAAAAGAATAAGATCTTCGGTTAAGGCTAATATTTCTGCTAGGTTGCGTTCAAGAAACTGTAATAAAAATTACACTTCTACTTTCTCTATGCTGCCGTATACCTTTGAACAACTCTTAGAAAGATTAGAATCTCAGTTTAAGCCAGGTATGACGTGGGAAAATTATGGAGAATGGGAAATAGATCACATTAAGCCAGATTCTTGGTTTCAATATGACTCTTACAGCGATGAAGACTTTATTAAATCTTGGTCGCTAGACAACTTACAACCGCTTTGGAAGTCACAGAACGCAAGTAAAAGTAATAAATACGAGGGGTAAGATATATGACATGGATAATAACAGAAGGCGTCGATCGTTCAGGCAAATCGACACTTGCTAAAAAGTACGAAGAAAAAGGCTATGAGTACATTCATTTCAGTGCACCAGATAGAAAATACTATGAACCAGGTTACACTGGGCCATCGTATCTAGATGATATCATAACTCTTCTCGTTGAAAAATCAGGCCAGAACGTCGTATTCGATAGATCTTGGTATGGTGAAGCTTGTATCTGGCCATTTATCTACAGAAGAACACCACTTCTAAATAGCGAAGATATAGATATTCTCATGGAGATAGAGAATCAAAACGACACGCAGAGAATCCTTATGTACGATGAAAACATAGAAGAGCACTGGAGAAGATGTGTTGAGAACAAAGAACCATTAAAGAGAACAGATTTTAATTCTGCCAATCAACTCTACAACGATATGGCATCAAGGTATAACTTTAAAAAAGTTACCTTTAATGACATAGATAACATTTTAAACATTAAAAAGGAGGAAGAGCGGGTGGAGGAAAATCCTAGCGAAAAAGCAAGCGAGCACCAGTCTCCTTTAAAAGAGCTAGAACAAACGCCTGAACAGCAAAAACTTCAGCAGGCAAATGTTATAAACGATATTCTATCCTCTAGAATAATAAGAAAAAAGGGATCATCATACGACGTTGTTGAGAGTAAGTTAAGGGGCTTTCTTCGCGAAGAATTGTCTGTCCTTCTAGGTACATCTTCTAGTAAGGAAAATCCATTTTCACAGGATGAGATAAAGATATTAAAAGCATTGATCAACAGAGTTGTTAGCAAAGCTTAATAATTTTAATTGGAGATTTAAATGAAATTAGTAGACGGCAAGAATCAAAAATCTAAGTTTAATCAAGTTGCAAGAATTGAAGCCCTTGAGAAAGAACTTACTAATGTTTCTATGGCACTTAGGGTCAATCAAGCATTGGTCAAACAACTCTTAGAACAATTAAGACCAATGCAAGAAGATCTAACTAGATTTTACGGAGCACTAAATGATAATCAGTATCGCTTAACAGCAGCCGTAGATCTTCTAAGTTTAGATAAGAAAGCACTATCCGAGAAGACAGATGAGTTTAAGTTAAAAGACTGGCAAGATGCATCTGATAAAGATGACGAATTAAGAGGCTTATTTACAGCTGATCTAGTTGAATCAACCGAAGACATCGTCGTAATATCTTCAACTACTCCCGACGAGGAAGAAGACAAAGGTATATTTAGATCTAAGACGCAGCTAAAAGATATAAATAACAAAGAGATTACAGAGGGCTTTTTAAACAAGTCAGTTGGTACAACAGTAGAGACACAGATAAATGGCTCTAGGCATGTTGTTGAGCTTTTATCTATTAAGAGACTTCCACAAGATGCTCTAAAAGAAACTCAGGCAAACTAATGCGGATTTAAGATTACTATGTCTAAGAAACCTGACCAAGATAAAGTTGTTTCGATTGACGATTACAGGCGAATATGGTCGGTCGGGTTTCTTTACTG